TTCACTTAGCCCTGCGTCAAATGTATCTAATTTTTCTTTGCTGTATGCTATAGCTCTGTCATATATCAGTCCCTCGATCTCGCCTCTGCTCTTAGACGTCATTGACGGATTAAATTTCACAAATAAATTTATGTCTAATTTGATATATTCTGGATCAACAATTTTTTGCTGTATTCCGACGACGCCATATTTTGTAAGTATTCGTTTGATTTCTTCTCGCGCATATCCGCTTAGAGTCATTCCATATTTCGGTTTTATGCAAATAAAAACGGAACCATAATCGCGTATGTAATTTTTTTCGCCGCCCCAAACATTTATGCTGTCAATATTTCTAAATTCGCTCAATAATATACTTCTATAATCACTTTCAGTCACGATTCTATTTTGTCGACGATAGTGATTCGGAATATTGAATCTTAAATCATCAATAGTTTCCTCGTCCATCCCGCCATTACTAACTTCTGTCACATTGGTTGAGAACCCTGAAAAGAATGCCGTGGTATTTCTCGTGTATACAGACTGTGGCGGTTGAACGTATGTCATGGACTTGCAGCCATTACCAGATTCGCCTTTTGAGCTAAGATAGCTGGCTTCAATCATATTTCCGTTGCCTAGCTTAGCGCCAAATTGATCGTTGCCAAAAAATATTTCGTAATATCCGTCTTCGTTGGTGCTTATGTAGAAAACTTTACTAAGAGGTTGCAAGTCGAATAAATCGCTCGCTAACTTAAATTCTGTTTTTTCTGTGCTATTTGAATCATTAAATACATTTATTCTAAGAGTGTCAATGTCGATTGTTTTGTCTTTTATGATAAATCGCTGGCCAATCTCGGATGAATTTACTGTAAATTTCCATTTTTTCATGACTCCTTCATAAACAGTGAATTCTGGAGAAGTATATCGCACAAAACGTGTATTATTGGGGCCACTATATTCTTCTCTGTTGTAGCAGATAACATCGTCGACTACGTAAAATGTTCTACTGTCATTATTCGTATTTGCGCCTGAGAAATAGCTCCCGCGAGGGATCACTACGCTTTTGCTCTCAGGGTCTTGAGATATATCAGCTTCGCATGTCAATACGACGCGAGCTCTAGCACTGCGAACGCCTTTTGGGACATATCCGTTCAACTTCGCCTTACTAAACAGTGTTTCGCGCTGCGTTGCGCTGTCGATAAAGCTCTCATTCAATAGCATTTTCACATAGTACCCAATGTAATGGGCGTTGTATGCAAAAATATTAATGAGCGAGCTTATCCCGCTGGCGTCGAAGTTATAATCTTTGTATGCTTGATCTTGTTTAAGAAATTCGATAAAATTTGATTTTATTTCATCGAAATCTAAACCATTTATGGGGAATGATTTCATTACCTGACTCTCTGGATGTAGAAGCTGATTTTGTCGTCGATCAGCAAACTTTGAATTGTGTACATCAACGTTATTTCATAAGAAGATTCATCGCGCGTCAATTCCACATCTATTTCATTAATTTTAACTCTTGGTTCGAATGTCTTTATAAGCCATTCAATTTTAGATCGGATGCTCGATTTAACTGGATTGCTCGGAAGTTCAAAGAGATCGTCTCTGAGATGATTATGGTGTATTGATGAGAATGGGACGTCCCATTTTTCCCAAAACATCAAATGACGCAGCGATCGTTTAACGGCCTCGGTATTTATCTTTGGATAGATATCCCCCGTTAATGGATGCGGAATCAAAGAAAGATCCAAGTCTTTGTAAAGAACGATTTCTTTCATTATCCACCTATGATTACGTTTTCTGACCCAGTCATAACAATGCTGCCGCATGCAACGGCATCGCCTATTCTGCCTGCCCCGATGCCGTTTATGAGCACGGTTGAGCTACCTGAAGCTAGAACGCTTGCATGGCATCCAAAGCAGCAATGAGCGGCCCATGCGTCGCCTATCCTATGCTGCGGTCTCCCGTTTGTTAAAACGTTTTCGCTTCCACTCACGCAAGGACGAGGCGGATAGCATCCGTGTCCTGTGCAAATGTCGCCGAGTCTACATGCGGGCATCCCCATTTTTGTCTCCTTTATTTCATATTTATGTGCATCCGCGCGGCGGAACTAAACAGTATTTTTCATTCGTCATATTTCTTACATATGCTCTGAGACAATATACAGTTTTCTTTTTAATGATTTTTGCTTCGGATGTCTGCGATGAGGTTTTAGCTTCATCGACGCAACAAAGCGACTCTGGTAGTTCTTTGTACTCTTTATTTTCTTCTGCGCTTTTTTCAGACGCGCATGGCTTACACTCATCGTCTAAGATCATATGTGCGAATACTCCCCTGAGAAAACAATGAATTCCATAGGCAACGATTGATTTAACTTATTTACATTCATTAAAAATTCGTAATCAATATCAGATTCATTTCTCCCGTCTATCAAAACACTTTGACGCAATTGTATATGTCCTTTAATATCTTGTATAGTGATTCTAACTTTTTCAAGTCTAGCTAGTTTATCAGTGCTCGCTTCTATCACTCTTTTCTTTATAAGGAGATTTATGAAAATTCTGCTATTTATGAGCTTATTCATAAACTCTTTAGTAGGCGCATCCATATTTTTCTGACTCAGTTGAGCCGTCTGCATATACCATGAAATTAAATTGTCTGCAGAAACGTTAATTCCGTTTGGTGTCTTGATAGTTTGTGCGTCATTTCTCAAATCATATTCTTCGTCTGGTATTTGCAGTACTGATTTGTTAAGAGGTTCTATGTTATCGCTTAGACATTGACTCTTCAATTCAATTACCTCGCTCTTAGATGGCATCTCAATCGCTTCATATTTCGGGCATAGACTTTCTAATACAATCTCCTTCTCGGGTTCATTATCAACAATGTCATACATTTTGCTGAAAGGCAATTGTTTCTTGAAATTTTCTTTTTCGATGTCCCAGTTGTTATAGACGCGAATACAAAACCATCTTTCTGCATTAGCTAATGGAAATCCAGGCAATGTAATTCGAACTTTGAACCGCCACTGCCTGCCCCAAGGGTGCCATTCTCCTGTTGGGTACTGACCAAACCAGTCTGCGCTTGGACTTAGATTAGCATTTTCTCCACAACAATCTAGATTGGGCAGCGTCCCGTGCAATATGCCAGTGCTTAAGAGAGAAATTCCTGGCGGTAAACTTCCTTCAATCAATTCATAAAAAATCGGGCGGCTGCAAACTCTTTCGGGTCTTTTTTGTGTTACGGTGGTTAGTACAGAAGATCCTTCTATAAAGACAGGCGAGATTTTGGCCCATGTTTCAAACCCAGAAAATTTGCCTGTTATGTATGCGTCAATAGACGAAAAATAATTTGTAATGCACATGAAAAATGTGCCAGCTGAAAGGTCTTTCTGGAATTCTTGAACTATTTCTTCAATTAAAGTTGAACCGAGATCAACTAAAGATTTTGTATTTTCATCATATGAAAAAATGCTAATAACCATCTTAAGCTGACCAAACGATCCTGACGGAAATAGCTCAGTTAAGAATTTTACTGTATCTTGTTTAGAAGTTTTGAAAGCAAAGATATGCTTGCTGCTCGCTCCAATTGTGAAATTGGTTCTTGTGTTCGGGTATATCTGATCGATATCATCAATCGATTTAGTTGCTAATAAATTAGAAATTTCTTCGTAGCACGTTGCCATCAGAAACACCTTGCTTTTATATCATGTTGATAGGGGTAGAGTTCAATTGGGACTGGCGTGAATTTTTCTGGTATCGGGTCTCCGTCCTCGTTCATGTATATGTATTCATTTTCAAGACATCCGTCATCGACGAATTCAACTTGAACGTCAAGATCTAAAGAAACTATTGCCGTTTCGCCGCCAGCTCCTATCCAGTCTGGTTCATGAAACTTTATATATACATCTGATCCATCTGCGGGGGTAAGATCTCCGAGTTTCACTGTGGTTGACAAAGAACCAATCTCAAAATGCTCGCCACCCCATGCTTCTAGCTCCCATGGTTTAATGACAGCGAGATCCGCATTTGCATATTCGCCTGAGTGATTTATATGACTGACGTTGCAAGTATTGCACAGAACTGCGCTAAGTTTCTCGCCTGTATAAATTCTATCAACATAGCAGCTTTCATCAAGGACATCCGTGAGCTCAACTTGAATGTTGTTGCCATTAGGGATGAAAAATCCTTTGCATAGGCGATGAATGAATTGGCTCTCGAATGAAACCAGCGCAAATGATTCCGCGTTTCTGAAATACATTTGCGGATTACCATAATCATCTTGCGCGATATAAACGACGTTATCAAATGTTTTGAAATTTTCGCCGCCTATAAAATCAATATGGAATCTAGGTCTGCAGCTTAGTTCTACATGGAATACTGTATGATCGCCAAAATGGACTTGGTCCGGATACTCCGCGAAGTCCATTTCAATTCTAAATTCTTGCGCCTTGAGCGCTCTTGGGCCTCCGCAGCAAGAATCAACCGTGAGGTCAAAGTATGTCTGACTGTCGATGTCAACTTGTACGCGCGTGTCATGCCAGAACACCACATACAGATTATGGTGTTGAATCGTTTTAAGCGCGTCGACTGTAGCCGCCTCGCCAGCCGAGGGCTGAAGTCTTCCTATTCCTTCGCTAGGCCTCGTCTCCAATGACGTAATTTGCCCTTCGCCTGAAGGATAGTTTAACTCAAAAACTATCTCTGTTTTGAGCGTTGCCAATAGATTCTCGCCCGACGGGAATCTATAATTTTCTAATGAATCGATTTGCTCGATTACAATCGATTGTCCGTCTTGAGAGTCAAAACGGCCAATCTGTTCAGATGTTTGAATGGCTGCGGATGTATTATCGCCTGAGTTTGCAGCAAAAAGGAGTGCAGCTGCTGGATATGTTGTCAGATCGCCATAATATACTTCACCGCCGTAGGCGAATTCGCCTAAATTGGTGGTGTAGTTTACAAACGGTATGCTGCCAACTTCACCTGAATAGCCATTTGCATCGAAACGAACTGGCGCAAAAAGCTGAATATCAAGCGAAATAGAATTCTCGCTATATGCGTTGAATTCAAGCAGATAAGAAGTGCTTAAATCCGATGACCCTAATTCGCCGCTATATGATATGAATGGTAACGCGTCGGATGTATCGAGCGACGCGCTTAAAGTTTCTCCGCTAAAATTATCGCTAGGTGATCCGCTATTCTGTATGTAAGTTATATCGAAACTTACATTTTCCCCTGCAAAATTATTAAAGGAGAGGATGCGATACGTTACTAGATCAATGCTATTAAACGTCTCGCCTGATCTAGCGCTAACTATCGTTAGATCGACTGGCGGGAATATGGCTAGATCTGTTGAAAGAGTTTCGCCGCCAAGTTCGTCTAGATTGAGCTTGGGATCGGTTAGAATTTCTGAGTATTGGCATTCGCCAGCAAAGATGCTCGACGAGATTACATCTGGTTCGCCGACGTCTAAATCAAATGATGCGCTTTCTCCGCTTAAGATGTTGCTATATAGCAGCGCATATGTATAAACATCTGTATTATAAATTTCTCCGCTGAATGGAGTGACACGCCCTAAATCAACGGATGGATTGGCGCTGACGTCAACATCTAATTCTTCCCCGCCCTCAATATTCGGGCTTACGAGGGTCGATTTTAATAAATCAACATAATTATTTTCGCCTGATATGAAGTTGGCATCGATATATGCCGAAGGCGGGGTCGAAATAGATACATCGATCGATGATCCATCATTCGCAGACAAGACAAAAGACGCGCTAATTGCGAGATTGTCTATAAATTGTGTCTGACCATCTTGGCTACTAAAATTGCCAAGAATCGCATAAGTGTTGAGTTCAACGGATGATGCTTCGCCTGAATTAGCATCAATTGAGTTATCAAATGATAAATCAAATACTACAACTGCGCCTTCATTGAACCCTATGACGCCTAGATCAGGGCACGGCGTGTCAGGAAAATTGACGCTAACAAGACCTATAGGGGGGTTGTACTGACAATTAAAGTCAATAGATGTGTTAGCGGAAGGCGTATAATTTTGTGATGCCATATCAGTTGGCTAAAGTTTTCCTTAATTCATTCGCAAAATAAAACCAGCACTGAGCTGAACGCATCATGTGCTGGTTTATATGAATTGACTTAATTTCTTTACTAGTTATTATCTCATGATTATTTCTTTTTTCAAATAGATTTCTATAAGGAGCGGCCAGATAATTGTTTGAGTGTCTTGCCATCTCCTTACCATCTCCGAACTCTTCTTTTTCTTCTAATTAAACGAGAATTGCAATGTCATCGTATTCGCTAGGCGTTATTGGTCCGTAAGCTCTATAACGAACGCTTCTGTCATTTTTATTAAACACTAATAAGTCAATCTTGCTATTATTTAGTAGAGACAATTCATAGTTTCCTGTTTCATTATCGCTTTCGAGTTCTCTTATGAGTTCGCCTGTGTAATTCTTATAAACCCTGATTGTAGCTTTCGTTGGAACGCCTTGGAGTGTAACTTGTCCTCTAATTTTGTATATGGTTGAGTATGTATAGCGCGCTTTTATTTGTTGCTCTTGCAAAGCATATCCGAAACGAGCAAATTTACAT